TTGGTCGGTGGCGGCGCTAGCTGTGCTGGCTGTGACGGCGCCGCTGGCGCAGAGGGCGCAGAAGGAATCCCGGTCGCCGCAGAAAGCGGCACAAGTTGCGCTTGCACTCTCGGCTCGTCACCGTATGGCACCTTGGGCAAGCCGAAATCCGCTCTCGCTTCATTCGGTGCGTAGATGCCGCCTTGCACGCCGCGCGCGAACGCTTCAACGCGATTCTTCATTTCTGACCGCAGCAATGCGCTGGTATCAAACTCTACATATTCGTCGGGGTAGCCACTCAATTGGAATAGGCCGTCGAAGGCTTCTTCGATGTGATTGAGGCAGAAGCCAAGACCCATGGCGAGCCAGCTTTGCATCAGCACTTCGGTGTTGCCGTAGGGCGCCCCGCCAATGCCGAGAATTTGCAGCGGCACGCGAAACGCCAAGGCGATGTTTTCCTTCGACAGCTTGAGCACATCGGCCAACTGGCTGTCATGCGCGGTTGTCGCCAACGGAATAGGCTTGATGCCCGAAGTCAGGATCGGAGTCCCGCCAGCATTCAGTCCGCGCGATTGATCGTTCCAACGGTCGCGCAGTGCCGCGACCTGCTCCCTGTCGAGCGTCATGTCGGTTGCCAGCACCGTCGAAGGTCGTGCTTGGTTCATGTAAAACGAAATCTGTTGCTGCAAGATCGCATCACCGGTCGCGATATCGCGCGCCGCCGCGATCAGCGGGCTTTCGCCGAGCAGCATCTTCCACGGCGAGGTATGCAAACGCACATGCAATACATCGCGTGCTGGCACGAGCAATGGATAGGATTTCAGTTGATAATCGATGACCTCGTTGCCGCCGAGCGCATAGAACACGTCGCCCTCGACCGACACGCGCGGAAACGACATGCGCGGTTCCATGAGATGCAATTCGACAATCTCATAGCGTGCATTGCGCAACGCCAAGGCATAGGCGTTGCCCATCGTGTAAACGTCGGTCGTCAAATCGAGCAGAAAATCAGAAATCGACTGATAGGCATTCGGCTTTTTCAGGACGCGCGCCAGTGATGATGTATCGACGCGCTGACGGCCCTGTTCATCGTCTTCCAGAAGCCAGTGCGTCCCCGGACACATCGCCACGGTTTGTGCGTATGCCTGCACACAGGCTTCGACCAATGCTGATGGCTGATAGTAGGAAATATTCCCGCCATTCTGCCACCAATTCCATGAATCGCCAACGTTGGCATCGAGCCAACCTCCGCTGACCGGAAGCCACCAAGGGCCGGGCCTGACCGCGCCCTCGGCGGCTTTCGTTCGAAACGGCTGAAGAATTCGCGATAGCACGCTCATTCTTCGTCCGACTTGGTCCGCCGCGTCTTGTAAGTCTTCGATTGCTCCGCAGTCATGGCCTTTTCTTCCTCGACTTTTGGAGCGGCTTCGGCGGCTTTTTTCGCCAAGGCTGGCGTCATCACGGGTTGCTGCCAGCCAGTATGCTGTTCGGGTGAGCCGTCCGGTTCATGAAACGCCAGACGTTCGCCCCTTGCATGACGAACCATTTCAGCTTCGGTCGGTGTAGGCTTCTCTTGGGTCATGGGATCACCGTTGTTGTTCCAGCCACAGCATCACGCCAGTTCGTGCCCCACGTTGGATTTCCGGCGCTGATGCGACACGTCAACCAACTTCCCGCATCAGCCGCCGAGATCGAGTAAGACGCGTTGGTGGCAGCGGCGTAGGCCGTGCGTGTGCCAAGATACCACCAAAATCTGAAGTTCGGATTGCCGTGTCCATACCAAGCGCCGGTGTTGGCTGTCATGATCGAGCCAACCTTTGGCACCTGATTGATGTTTGGCCCCGCCCCGGCCGTGGGAGCGAACCGGGGCGGAAACGCGGTAATCCGTTTGCCAATCGTATAACTCACGGCATTACCGTCGCGGTCTGCACGACGCGATAGTTGGTGCCCCAAGTTGCGTTGCCCGCACTGACAACGCACGATAGACCGCTGCCAGCATTACCGGCAGAGATCGAGTAGCTGGCATTGGTGGCGTTCGCCACCGAGCCTGTTCCGACATACCACTGGAAGCGGAAGTTCGGCGAGCCATTGCCGTTCCACGCTCCAGTATTGCACGTCATGATCGATCCGGCTTTGGGCAAACCACCCGCGAATTGCGGGCCTTGATTTGCCCCGCCACCGGGCGTGAAGCGCGGTGGATAACCGATGATCATCTTGCCGATGGTGTAAGACATTTTGGTTTTCCTTTCTCTGATTAGAGTTACGCGATCAGATCAAGGAGCCCAGTTGACGCCGGTCATGAAGTAGACCATGCCCGCGCGCCTCATTGCCCAATTTATATCCAGTAACATTCTCACGCCGATAGAATCGGTCTGCCATAAACTTTTTACTGTCGTGCCGACAGCGGCAGTCGTGATGTCCAACGGCGTCGTGTCTTCGAGGTGCAGGACCGCCTGATCGGAAACATCGAAGCGCGGGGTGTCACCCGTCGCTGAGATGAAATCCGCAGCGTCCATCAACCAGATCGTATCGGCCGGTGCCGTGTTGGCCGACTTGATCACCGGATAGCCAGCAAGACGCCCCGCCGCGATTTCGTCGCGGAACGGCATGATGCCGGTTGCCGACAGCGTCGCCAGCGCGACGTTGTTGGCATAGCCGGGCGGCATGATCCACACCGGGGAACGCACGTTACCGAGCGTGCCGGTGAACAACGCGTTCGTCATCGTCTTCACGTCGGCGATGACGCCCGCAAGATCGGTGCCGGGCGAGTTCGGTGTCTGTGTGGACAGGCCATTGCCGAGACCGGCCGGACGAATGGCCGTCGCAGCATTGCTGTCCATCAGCACCGCATCGATTGCATTCGCTGTATCCGCGACAATCGCATCGCGGATCAGTTGCTCAATGCTTGGCGTACTATGTTCACTGATCTCTCTGGTGAATGTGCTGATGACCCCGACTTTTTTGGGGGTCAGCGTGATCGCCGAGAAGGCACCTTGCTTGACGGGAATCGGATTACCCTGACCAACGAAGGCACCAGCCAACGTCGGCGTTGACGAACGGGTCGGAATGGCAATGACGCCGTTCCGTCCGAAGGTGAAGCGTCCGCCCAAGGCCGAGATGTTGGCGTAGATCGACACGGGTTGCAGCAAGTCGAAGAAGTCGCCGATGGCGACCGTCACCAGTTCTTGCGCCCATGTCGTTGTGTCGGTGCGGGCTGGCACGGTTGCGGCGCGACAGATGATGTTCATCATGGCGTGGGTCTTTTCGTCCTCGCCATAAGTTTCCTTCATCACATCGACCATCGTGCGCGCACCCTTTTCGTGGTGGTGCTTGACCTGCACGGTGAGCGCCCGGAAGATATAATCCACCGGGTTTACCTTCTTGATCGGTGCAGCAAACGGCCGGTAATTCTTGACTTCCATGCCGCCGCTGCCTTTGCCGTTTGATTTCTCGGTATCGGCTTCGGTCGCCTTGGTCATCAAGTTTTGCTCGGCTCGCTTAAGCGCTTCAAGATCGCGCTCTTGCGCCTCGATCTGCTGGGTGAGCGTTTCCGTCACCGCTGTATTTTCATCGGTCGGATTGTCATCATCGACCTTCTTCAAGTGTTCAGTCAGTTGATCGCGCAGCGAGACAATCTTTGCTTGTTTCGCCTCGATGCGCTGAGCGATAGGAGACGACATTTGCGTCACCTTTCCTTTTGCGGGGGGTCTCGGCGTGCTCGCCATCTTGCCGCTGCGCGTGACAATGGTCTTTTCGCTGCCGTTCTTGGCAAAGACCATGTCAATCGTGGTTGCGGATAGTTTCATGCTCTTGGCGATGGCCAGAGCGTTCGGGTTAGCGGGAATTGCGACCAGCGACGTTTCCACGAGTTCGCTTTTAGTGTAGGTCGATCCCATGCTCGGGGCGTCCCGTGGCTTATGCTCAATCGGGCGGAATCCAACGCTGACAGCCTTGAGGATTCCAGCCTCGACCAATTTGCGAAGTTCATCGATGCGCGCGGATGTTCCGGCCGGTGCCATCTTCAAGCGGCCACGCAATGCACCATTGGCGATGTGCAGATTTTGCCATGCGCCGACAATAAAATTGCTGTCATGATTAAAAAGCGCGACCGGATTTTTTTTGAAATTCGCCAATTGCCAGCCTTCGGCGATGACCACGTCATCGAAGCGATCCGGCGTTGCGTCCGACAGGATAAAGTCCATGCCTTCGCTGTGATCCGCATGCGTCTTGTGCACGACTTTTTTCATTTTCTTTTCTTCCGCAGCCTCACCCCATGCATCCGCGCATTCATCGTCGTCGTTTCCGGCCGCGCGGCAGCGCGCCATGAATTCGGGCTGGGTTTCATCGTCGCGCGGGGTCATGTCGTAGTCGTCGCCGTTCTGTTTTGTGCGCATGCTTTTTCCTTTGTCGCTCCACATCGAATAACAAATGGCGACGGACTGCTTCTGGTCTTCGTCGGGATGTTCGTCCTGCCGTTGCTTGATGCAGGCAGAAATAAAATCGCTTTCATGTTCGTATTTGCTGGGATCAGGCATCGGAGTGCTCCAACAAAAAGGGCCGCCGAAGCGACCCACCAAGTTCGATTTTAGGTTTTGTTATTCCGGGCCGCCGAGTTCGGCGTAAGATTCACCGCCGTAACTTTCCAGTTCGTCCCAAAGCAGATTGCAAATCTGCACCGCGCGATCTTCATCGTCGGTCTCGCCACTCTCCATCATCTGGTCAACGCATTGCTGAAGGTATGTGTCACGGTCCTGCGGCGTGCTTTGCTTCTTCAGGCCGACCAGCGCGCGCGCCTTGCGATCAATGCGCACGCGATCCGTGAATTTGCTTGTCATGGGAACTTCACCGCGTTGACTGATAGCGTGACTCGCCCGGATAGCATGCTCTGGCCTTGCGACAAGGCGCCCATCATGCTTAGCGCATTGCGCACGACGAAGGCGCCGGTCATCGCCGTGGAGACATCGCCAAGGTCGTAGACTTTTAATTCGTGATAATAAATGCCGTTCGGCAAATTGGTGTCCGTGCTCAACAGCGTGACTTCCGCGACGTTGCCGTTCATCACAACCCCGCCATTGAGTTCTTTGGCGACCTCCGGGTCGTCACTGTCGTGGCTGGTTTGCGCCACGCGATATTTGACCGTGCCGCTGGCCGACAGCGTGAACGGATCGCCATTGGCATCGGACAGCGTCACGGCGACCGTTTGCGAGTCGCCCGCATAGACGACGACGTTTTGCGAGGTGATGGTCACGTCTTGGGATTTCCTTCCTAGAAAATTTTATTGCCAAGTTCCCTGCCACATAGCAACAACATTACCCTACGTCATCTTGACGTTACGACAGGATGACATATCTTAGTTATGGAAGTTACGGAGCAATGGAGAAACCAGTGAAATTCAGAAGCCACTTGAAATCGGTTGCCAAGGCGCTGTCTTGGCGGATCGTTGGAGCGGCCGACACCTTCGTTCTCAGTTTCTTGGTCACCGGCAAGGCCGGGGCCGCTGTCGGGATCGTCGGTTTCGAAGTGATCACCAAGTCGGTTCTCTACTACGGCCACGAACGGGCTTGGGAAGGTTGGTTGAGCGCCGTGTTCGCAAAGGGAGGGTCTTGATGTCTTGGATGGTCTTCGCAGGGTTCGCAGCGGTCGGTGGGTTCACCGGAATGTGGATCGTCGCCGCCGCGAAAGTCGGGGTTCACTCATGAAGTGGATCGCCCTGATCCTGATCGCGCTCGGAGCGGCCGTACTGGCCGCTCATGGAATTTGTCCCAGTCTCTTGGGGCTCGCCTACGAACCCTCGCACAAGGGCGTCTCGCCCTCGCCGATGAAGTTCGCTGTGGCCGCGATCAAGTCCGCACCAATTGCCTACGATGGAGCGCCTGTCAATAAGGAGGTTGCATGAAAGTCCGCGTGTTCCTGCACGATGAAATCCCCGCTCTCGGCTGTGGCTGGCGCTGGCTGGAAGTGCGCAAGAGCGACACGCACGTCAAGCTACGCGACGCCATGGGCCGGGAAGCCCGCTGCAAACTGGAAGTCTGGAACGAATTAAAAGCCGGGTCGGTCGCCATGCTGGACCGTATGGCGGCTTGACACTACGTCACGATGACATATATCTAGGTCAGCAAAAGGAGAAACCATGAAATTCCACTACGAAACCGAATGTCCGCGCTGCGGCAAGAAGGGCGAAGTCGTCATGACCGACATCGCCAAGGCGCCGCGCGTCAACTGCGGCGACTGCCTGATGGAGCGGGTCGAGGTCGTACCCATGCTCTGTCTGCTGAAAGTGATCGAGTACCCGAAAAAAGATCGAGCGTCCCCTTGACGCTTACGACGCCATGACGTATATACAAGTTGAGAGGCAAACATGACCGAACTGACCAAAACCAAATCGCAAGTCATCGCCACCGATATCGCAGCTTTGCTCAACGCGCGCTATCCATTGCTCTGGATCAATACAAAAGAAGAAGCGCGTGTTGAGCAATATCTGGCCGCCGCCGCCAAGGCCGCCCGCTATGCCCCGCACACTTGGGACGCAGCGCAGGGCGCCGTGAACATCGACGGCACCCCGGTCGTTGAACCGGCCGTCATCGATATCGATGCCACGCTTGACATGATCCGCGACCGGGCGACCGAAGGAAACGAGCGCGATGTCTGGATCATGCGTGATCTGGCCCCGTGGCTCGGCAACGATCCCTTGCGCGCACAGATTACCCGCAAGCTGCGCAACATCACCCGGCTGTTCCCGCCGAACGAGCGAGCGCAGCCCATCATCGTTCTGTCGGCTGGTGGCGAAATCCCCGCCGAACTTTCAGGACACGCCACGGTCCTCGACTGGCCGATGCCGGACCGGATCGAGATCGGCGAAATCCTCGACAAAGCGGTCGCGCCCTACACCGAAAAACAGATCGAGAAGCCGGGCAACGGAATCCGCGAAGCCGCCATCGATGCCGCCATGGGACTAAACGGCGCCGACGCCGCCGCCTTCTACGCCAAGTCGCTGGTGCAGAACCGCAAGATCGACCCGGTCTCGGTCGGCAAGGAAAAGAAACGCATCATCGCCAAACAAAAGGGGCTTGAATGGTACGACCCGCTGCCCGGTGGACTGGACGCGGTCGGCGGACTGGACATTCTCAAGGGCTGGCTCATCGGCCGCAGCACCGCCTTCACCCCGGCCGCCAAGGCTTACGGACTGCCCGCCCCGAAGGGCGTGTTCCTGATCGGTATCTCCGGTTGCGGCAAGACCTACACCGCGAAGGCCATCGCCACGACATGGGAACGGCCGCTGATCCGTTGGGACATCAACGCCGGTAAGGACGCTCTGGTCGGGTCGTCGGAAGAAAACTTCCGTAACGCGCAAAAGACCATCGAGGCCGCTGGCCCCTGCGTCGTCTTCGTGGACGAAATCGAAAAGACGATGCAAGGCGCAACATCCGGCTCGTCTGACGGCGGGGTCTCGGCCGACATTCTCGGTTCATTCCTGACATGGATGCAGGAACGGACCACCGAAGCCTTCGTTGTGGCAACCGCCAACGACGTGTCGGCGCTGCCGCCCGAACTGATGCGTAAGGGCCGCTTCGATGAAGTGTTCTTCCTCGATCTGCCCAACGCCACCGAACGCGAGCAAATCTTGGCCGCCACGCTCAAGCAGTACAAGCGGGACGTAAAGGCCATCGATCTCGCCGCCGTGGCGGATGAAACAAAAGACTTCACCGGAGCGGAAATCGCCGCACTGGTTCCCGAGGCCATGTTCGCCGCCTTCAATGACGGCGCCCGGCCGCTGGAGACAAAAGACCTGATCACGGTCGCCAAGAGCGTGGTCAAGCTGGCGACAACCGCCGCTGAAAAAATCGCTGATCTGCGCAAGTGGTGCCGGGGTCGGGCACGCAATGCCTCGACACCCGAAGACGCCAAGCGGGCAAGCGAAGCCCTACTGATCGATTTAGACGAAAGGAGAAAGTAACATGGCACTACAAAGCAAAACATTGAAACCCGGACTGCTGGTCAGTCTCAAGACGGCCGTGGTCGGCGGGGTCAACTACACCAAGAATGTCATCGAGGACGCGCACATCACTGGCGATGGTGCGCAGATCGCCAAATGGGAAACCGAGCGCACCGTGACCGACGCGGTCGAGTACGAGGCCGCCAAGAAAGCGCGCGGCAAGGCGCGGTCGATCATCAACGGGGTCTGCTCGGCTTCGTCCTTCGGTCTGCTCTGCCCCTTGGACAAGGCCAAGGAACTGGAAAACGCCGTGGCCGAAGCGCGCAAGGTGACCGAAGGCTTCAACCGGGCCGCCAAGGTGTCCCGCGTCTATGTCTACGTCATCACCGGTAAGATCGCCGCCGACGATGCGGAAGCGGTCAAGGCCATCAACAGCGAGGTTCGTGAACTGCTCGACAGCATGAAAGACGGCTTGCAGAACTTCGATGTCAAGGTCATCCGCGAGGCCGCCAGCAAGGCCAAGGGACTTGGCAAGATGCTGGAGCGCGGCTCCAGCGACAAGATCGAGGCCGCCATCGCATCGGCCCGCAGCGCCGCACGAAAGATCGTCAAGGCGGGCGAGAACGTGAGCAAGGAATTGGACCTGAACGCGATGCGCGATCTGGACAACGCCCGGTTTGCCTTCTTGGACTTGGACGAAGTCGAAGACGTTAAGGTCGAGGCCGCCGAAGTCGCGACGGTCGATCTGGCCCCGCTGGAGAAAACGGAGTAACGATCATGCCCTGCTACACGCAAACACTTCCCAATCAAACCCTCACCGAGCGCAAGACCGAAGTGCGCAAAGCCATCGATGAACTGGCGCAACTTCTGGCCAGAGGCGTGGTCAAGGCCAAGATCGGGCCGCAGGGTGCCATCGCTTTCGAAGGCTGGAACGAGCGCAGCCGCGTCACCGATGCGTGCGCCTACCGGCAGATCATGGCGACCGGCTCGATGGCCGCCAAACTGGCGGTCATGAAGGCCGAGCAACTGGCTGGCCGCAAGGTTGACCGCAAGGTCGTCGCGCAAGGTGTGCACTCGCACGACGGGGGCAGGACGTGGCATGGCAAGGGCTGAAAGCGCTGCGCTGGTATTTGCTCTGTAGCTGTAGTCAGGGCGCGCTCAATGTCAGGCTGATAAACCTGCGATTTCAACGTCTTACGTCATCTTGACACTACGACATTTTGACATATATATCGGTTGGAGGCCAGAAGGGCCGCCAGCCCGGCGCCGGGACTTGGCACTGGTGGCCCGGAGAGGTCGGAAGGAGAAGGAAATGACCGAATATACCGTCCACTTTCAGAAGGGTTACCGGGTCGGCGCCCGCTCGCTGCACATGGTGCGCGTCGAGGCCGACACGATCAACGACGCGATCCGCAAAGGCAAAGCCGCGCACAAGGCCGAATTCGGCGACGATGCGCGAGGCCATGGCCTGACGCGGGTCGATCACTTCGAAGACGACCACATCGTGAGGGACTTCTGATGAACTTCAAACGCCCACCGATGGACCCCGAGATCGCCGATCTGACGCGCTGGATCGTGGAGCGAAACCTGCACCAGCCGCCCGAACACGAGATCGAGCGACGCCCGGCGCTGGAGTTGCCGCTACCGCCGCCCGGATGGAAACCGACACCCAAGCCCGACTACCGCGAGGAAAACGAAAGGAAGGTGTGGCGATGAAACGAAGCGTCCAATACTGGCACGGCTACATCGATGGCTGGTTTGCCAATCATCGTAAACTTCTGCGCTTCAACTACTGGCGAGGATACATCGCCGGAATTCTCGAAACAAAAATCAACGGAGGAAACGAATGAACGCATTGGCCGAATTCAAACTCAAGAAGCGCGAGCGGGCCAAAGCCGAGCGCGCGAAGAAGAAACTCGATGATCGAATTAGTCGCGCCTACTACAAAACATGTAGCGGCATCCAGATCGACATCATGGATATCGGCAAGGTGTTTGCGAAAGGACGCGAAGCGATTGAGTGCGGCGCATCCGATCAGCAACTTGAAAACTTAATCCGCACCTACGTCGAGACCATCCGCAAAAACTGAAAGGAGCAAACAATGTTTGAGACACTGTTAGTAGCAATCGTCCTCCTGCTGGCCGGAATCTTTCTGGCCGTGATAGGGCGCAACGGCCGGAAGATTCTTTTCCTCGTGATAGCAGCCGCATTCATCGCTGGCATGATGCTCACAGGCAAAGCCCCGGCCCATCCCGATCACAACAACTGTCACCGGCACGCCGATGGCATCTATCACTGCCAATGAATGGAGATTGAAATGAAGACTCAACGTGTACGCTTCACAGTGGAAGGCAGCGGAACATTTCCGTTCGACATGCTGCGTTACGACGCATGCTGGCCGGAAAGCGAAAGCCGCGATTCTTATCGGCTGGCGGCAGACTATGGCAACGATAAAAATCCGCCGTCACGCCGTCAGGTAACATTGCTTTCTGATAATCGCCATGCGCCGACATACGGCCGATGGGAAAGTTTCACTTGGAAAGTAATTTCCTCTGAAAAGGTTCGAACCTATTAAAATGAAACCCGTCGCCCGCATCCCGCGTGAATTGGTGCAGCGTAAGCCGAAGCACGGCGAGCCATGCACCCAGTGCGGCATTTGTTGCATGGTGGCAAAGTGCGATCTCGGCAAGCATCTGTTCGGCCACGCGCCCGGCGCTTGTCCGGCGCTGCGCTGGCATGACGGCAAATCATCCTGCGGGGTCGTCGAGGAAAGCCCGACCAAGGACATGCGCGAGGCCGCCTTGCTGCTGACGCGCGCCGGTCAGGGCTGCGATTGCCGCATCAACGGCGAACCCGTTAACCATGCCTTCAATGCCCGGCTCGATGCCCTCGATCTGGAGCAAAAACAGGCTTGGGAAAAGGCGCGCAAACAGTGGCTTATGCCACCTTGACGTATGCGCCATTTTGTCATATATATCAGATGGAAAGGAGGATAAACCGTGACGTTATTGGCAAGAGCCCGAAGCTTCGCCGCCATGAAGCATTGTGGCCAGAAACGTAAGTATACTTACGAACCCTACACCGTCCATCTGGATGCCGTGGCGGACTTGGTGGCCAAGGCTGGCGCAAGCGACGTGTTGGTCGCCGCCGCCTACCTGCACGATACGCTGGAAGATACCGAGACGACGCTGGGTGAACTGGAAAGAGAATTCGGCGGTGACATTGCCTCGCTGGTTTTGGAATTGACCGACGTGTACGTGTCCGGCGCGGGCCATGGCAACCGGGCGACACGCAAGGCGAAAGAGGCATTCCGGCTGGCTACGGTTTCCCCCGCAGCACAGACCATCAAGCTGGCCGACCTGATCGACAACACCAAATCGATTGTCGAGCGCGATCCCAACTTCGCCAAGGTCTACCTGAGAGAGAAAGCTGAATTGCTCAAGGTGCTGACCAAGGGCGACAGACGATTGAGAGCGAAAGCAAAGGAGGTAACACGGACATGAACCGCACCGTCAGCGATTGGATCAAATTCCACTGTGGCGACATCGTCCGCAAGCGGGACAATCCGCGCCATGTCGGCCGGATCGAAGCGATCAACCGAGGCGTCACGGCAATCGTCAAATGGCGCAACGGCTGGATTGAAGCCATCGACACCAACGAACTCGAAATGGAGGGACCATAAAATGCAGACATCAAAAATCAAAATCGGCGCTGAATACGCCGTGAAGTACAAGGGCAATCTCGCCCGATTTCTCGTTCACACCATTGATACGCATCGCACCGCGCGCGTGACGTTCAACAAGATCGGCGGCCAGATTATGGATGTCGCGCCGGATGGCCAAGCGCGGCCGGAAGTCAAATACGCGCCCGAAGACATCCTTGGCGATTACACCGAATACGCCGAACTGGTCGAGGAAAAGAATCGCAAGCGCAAGGAAAGGGAAGACGAAGCCGCCGCCAAGGAAAATGAAATGTACGATCTCTGGCGCGACCTGTACAAAGCCGCTGGCGTCGCAGTCCCGAACGATCCGAAATCCTACCGCAATGCGCTCCGATTGAGTTGGAACGATATCTACATCGGCCAGAGCAATGGCGGTGTCGCCCTGATGCGCAAGCTGCTGGAAAAGTTGAAAGTCGATGCCTAAAACTCTTTTGCGCCATGTTGTCACTGATGACTGGATGGCTTATATTAACAAAAAGGAGAATGGCCATGGACATGGACTACAAGGACTACTGCGCCGCGCTGGAGCGTCTAAAGCTGACCATCGTCGGAGCGGCGCCGGTTGTCGGGCTGTCGCGCCGTCAGGTGCAGCGCTTGGCGGCGGGCGATTCTCCCGTACCGCGTCCAGTGGCCAAGCTGGTCAACCTGATGCTAAAACGCAAGGTCTCGGTAGAAGAAGTCACCAAGGCGGGCTGAGCATGGCCGAAGAAATCGAAACCCACGTTCCGCATGCCATCATGCACGGTTCTTTCGAGAGCCAGCCGGTGCGCTTCACGCCCATGGAAGCGTGGATGCTGCACGACAACGGGACGTGGCAGAAATGGAGTGCGCCCGGCGAGATTGCCGTCAACGCGAAAGTGATGTCCGAAGACGACTTTCACGCAGCTTTTGGTAAAGTGCCGCCGTTGCCGCCATCTGCTTTCCGATCCAAGCCATAAGATCGCGCTTGATCGCCTTGGCGAAAACAGCCTTCCAGTCGGCGGGCTGATTTTCCAGCACCTTGCCGTAAGTGCGTTGCTGCTGGTTATAGGCCATCCAGTAATTCTCGAAATCTTTTTCCTGCGCACCCTTGGCGCGCGTCACGTCATAGTAATTGTGCATCTTGACCTTGGCCGCCGCCATAGCGGGGTCCAAAACCTGAACTTCGGCCATGAGTCCGCTAGGCAGCCGCACATTGGCCGCGCGATCCCCGTAGTTGACCGCTGTCACTCCCCATGGCTCGGACACAACTTCGAAGCGCTTGCCGAGTTCATCGAAAATCTGGTTGGCCTGTTCAGGATGCTGCGCGACAAATGAGACGCGCGCCAGATCGCTGACCGCTGCGATGCCGCCACGATCCTTGCGTTCTTCGCCCTTTTCGCGCACCCGTGCTTCGCCGGATTTCGCTTCGAACTTGTGCTTGCCGTAGGACACCGTCACGCCGGGCACCTTGGTGACGATATCCTTGGCGACATCATTGAGCATCTTCTGACCTTCGGGGGCGAGGCGTCTGGCCGCATCCATCGCCCGTTCCGAATTCTCATTCGGGATCGGCGAATTCTTGACCCAGTCGCCCTTGATGGCCTTGGCACCTTTGACATCGCCGCCGCGCGGCGTCTTCTCGCCAGCCTTGAAGCCAGTAATGCTGGGCGCCTCGCCGCCTTCACCACCGCCGCCTTCACCGCTATCGGTCCAGCGTCCATGGTCGTCGCGCGGGTGCTTGCTCTCGTCGAAATCGCGTAACACTTCTTCGGCGCGCGCTCTCGCCAAGCGTGCGCGGTCCGCTGCCAAGAGTTTGTTGAAGTCGCGCTTAAAGGCCCGTTCGACTTCCTCCGTGGCCATCAATAAATCCCCAGTTTTTCCGCTAATTGCTGGTCGGCCCGATGGCGCTTCCAGTTGTCGATGTAGGTTGTCTGGCCCTCGCTCGCCAACAGGTCTTCCTGCTGCTGGCGATATTGCGGGTTGAGCCCGTCCAGCCACGCCCGGCAGTCCGGTTCCAGATCGTCCCAAATGTCGGTTATCATCTAAAGATGGCCGATCATCCGTGCCTGCTCCAGCGACAGATTGATTTCCTGCTCGGTCAACGGCCGACCCCGATCCTTTTCCAGATAATCGATAATTTCTTGTTCTGCGGCTGTCAGCTTTTGCCGTGTCGTAGTCTTCGAAATAGTGGCTTGTTGGTTCAT